TGGTATTCACGCTTGGCATAACGACTATTATATTAGACGCATGCGAGCAGGCAAAGACGAAGAGCTAGCCCAGTACATGATGAAGGTGGCTCCAGCGCTCGTAGAGCAGGATGTGATGGTTCCCCATCAGGTGGTATTGTCTTTCCCTCAGAAAGCTCCTGAAGGCGCTTGTGTACGGACTGAAAGTATCTTTAACCTGCTAGAACGAGTGAAACGAGTTAGCCAAGAGTGGGTTGATGAAGGTCACCGTAAAGGAGCTAACCGACATAACGTCTCTTGCACTATTAGCGTTAAGGACAACGAATGGGAAGAGTTGACCAACTGGATGTGGATTAACCGGGAGCATTACAATGGCATTAGCGTGTTGCCTTACTTTGGTGCTGAGGCTTACCCTCAGTTGCCCTTTGAGGACTGCACCAAAGAAGTATACGAGTCATTACTCGTCCACCTCGAAGCCATCAACATTGACGAAGTGTTCGAGAAGGATGGCAAAGCAATTAACCTTGCAGCAGAACTGGCGTGCGCAGGTGGGTTTTGTGAGCTGGCCTGACATAACCTTTCCACCTATTAACTTGTGGAGTTTACCTAAATGGGAGAAGTAATTAGCATTAACCCCTCAAGCAACCCTGACATTGTGCTTGAAAAAGCTGTGGGAGCCTTTAAGGAAGTACTGATACTGGGCTATAACTTGGAAGGGCATATGGAAGTCAGGGCTTCTGCTGGCATGGCTCCTAAAGCTGAGATTCTAATGTTAGTGGAGAGCTTTAAGCACTCGCTTATGAATGGTCACTACGATGATGACGAATAGTGCAATGCCAGAGGATGACATTATTGCTAGAAAATAATTTTGGCGAAAGAAAAGGGAGCCTTTTGGGCTCCCCTAACTTTAACGCCTGTTCATCTGTGTCTCTAATCTAGTGACGCTATTGGAGAGTCTCTCCACAGTATCACTAAGCTTACCAAGAACCGTGAGAGTTGCGTTCTGCGTCTCCTTTTGGTTCTTTAGCTCAGTCTCCAAGACCTTAGTTTGAACGCTAAGGTCCTTGGTCTGACTGACGTCCCTCTTGATGTCTTGGACATCTCCGTACAACATTCCCACGCCAAACACCAAACTCCCCACTGCAACAAGAGTCTGAGTCCAGCCTGATACTTTCGAGGTGAAGTCACTCATGACTATCTCCTCTTAGCTGCGAAGATGTCTGTCACTTTCTTAATACCAAACGAAGCGGCGAACACAACACCAATGAGGTATTGATACCACTCTGGACAGTTAGACAGGATGTTAAACCCACTCTGTACATTATCTTCCATTCCGGGAATGAAGGACAAGATCATTGGGATGGAGATAAGAATGGTAAGCCACTCATCCTTCCAACTAGACTTACTAGCCTCCGCTTGAATGTTGTCCCAGTTAGCGTCGTTGTTCATTTGCTGAACTTGCTGATTGATCGACGCTTCCTGTATCTTCTGTTTGCCCTCAAGCCATGTAGTTACAATACTACCTAGCGGGCCGAATAAACTTGTAAACCACACATAACCTCTGACCTACTTTTTCTTTTTCTTGGCTTTAGACTTGCCAGCCTTGCTATAGGCAATAGCGATGGCTTGCTTCTGTGACTTACCAGCATGCATCTCAGTGCTGATATTCTTGCTGATTGTTTTCTTGTCACTGCCCTTCTTCAACGGCATATCATTTCCTCAAGAACAATTCACGTTCTGCCTTACGGCGATTAACAAGCCCGTTAATTACGACGAGCTTCCCGTCTACCCTGCCCTTATTCCACACTAGGAACTGGTCAGCGGCACCTACATAGTCACCAGCGTTAAGCTTACGCAAGAGCGTAGAGTCATTAAAGTTGGTTGGGCCTATGTTGTACACCAGACTCACCAGAGCATCGAACTGGTTCTGAGTCAACTTAACCTTCATTGCCTTGTTAACATAGCCCTCAAACTCCACCAGACGCTTGCTGAGGCGATTCTCTGCTTGCTCCTTGGTGATAGTAAGGCCCTTGACTACATCCTTCCCAGTGTCGCCATAGCCAATCGTCCATACACCTACAGAGTCGAGGTAGGCTACAAGACGTAGCCCCTCGTGCTCTTTGATTGCATCCTTATTGACTGTTTGCATCTGCTGGCTTCTCCTCACCAAAGATTGATGGAGCATAGCGCTCATAGGCTGCTTTATAGTCAGTGTTACCACTGAGGTGAGCATCCATACGAATGAGCTTGTTAAGCACAGTACCAACCTTGTTGTTCAAGTCCTTCACCTTGTTACGGGTTTGGGTGTCGTTAGCATTAGGTCCTTCAGCTCGGAATACAACCCCACCACCAGTGAAGAAAGGCTTAATCACTGAAGTGGTAGGAACTCCCGGACGTACTGTCGAAGGGGTCAGTTCACGAGCTGTAGTAACAGCACTAGGCGCGTTGAGTGCAGTGTTCTCATACTCAGTCTTGAGTAGGGGCAACAATTGGTCAACATACTGAGTTTGCAAGATTTGGCTGGCGTTCTGAGCAGCATCTTGATAGACCCCGCCACCCGAACTAGTGAACTTACCAAACTCAGGACTGGCCAAGAAGTCAGTAACTTGATTATACTCAGCAGGGTTACTCACTGCAACGCTATGTACATCAATGCCTTTCAAAACATTAGTGACGTTAGCGTTAAGTTGCTCCTGTGTCTCAGTCTTAGAGTTAGGATCTTTGACAGCTCCTAGGTTGCTCATAGAGCTCTTCAAGACACCGAGGTAGTACCTACATCAGCTTTCTCGTCAGGGGTGTCAGGGAGCACGTCAGCAGGCTTAGTGGCTGGGTTAGTATTCTTGTCCAAGATGGACATTACAGCACTGATAACGCCGGGGATGAGAGCAAGGTTGGCGTTACCAAGAAGCTTGCTAGTAGCCACAACCTGAGCTACCTTAGGATCACCCAAGGCGTTCTTCATTTGGAGAGCTACAGTACGCTCATTCTCGTTCCCAAGAATTTGCTTGTCAATCTCTCCATTAAGGAACTTAACAGAGTTGTTATAGCGCATCTGCATAGGTGCGACAATGTTATTCACATAATCACCGCCTGCATCCCTACCTACACTAGATACAATCTGACTGATAGTTGCGAACTGTTGATCTGCCAGCTTGATTGCCTCTTGCGCTGTAATCTCACCACGATCCTTCCTAGCCTCAATCTCCTGCAAGTCCTGATTGAACTTAAAGTTGTAGCTATCAGCAAGGCCACCTACAGCTTGACGAGCTTGTTGTTGTTGCTTAGCCTCAACCAAATTGATCTTAGCAGACTGTTGATTGTACCCAGCAGTCACCTGTTGGATACGGTCAGTAGCAAGACCAATCTTAGCACGCTCATAGCCAACCTGAGAGCTGGCCAGCTGGAGAGCGTTCTGTTGCGCGTTAATGTCAGCTTCGTGACGCTTGAACTGAGAGTAAGCAGCAATACCTGCTTGTTGTTCATCAGGACTAGCTGTTGGCTTAATCCAACCTGCCATAGTGGCTTCTTTCTGGAGAGCAATGTTAATCCTCTCTTGCTCAGTGCCTTCAGCCACCACCTTGCCAAGACCAGCAGTGTTGATGATGTCACCCTGAGTCTGAGCCAACAGCTTGGTCAGGCTTGGGTTATTGCTAATCTCGTCAGTGTAGTTCTTACGCATACGCATACGAGCTTCTTGAGAAGACATAGCACCCTGCTCTACCGCATCAGCCAGTTTAAGTTGCTTCTGACTGAAAGCCGTGACTACTGTATCGATACTCTGCTGCTTAAGCTGAGCTTGCTCGTTGGCAATCATCGTAGTGCCAACAGACAGGAGTTTAGATCCAATGTTGGCAATAGCGTTAAGGCCAATCAGAGAACTGTTGTCAGTGACTGGTTGAGCAGGACGAACCTCCCCTTGAGGAGGCCCGCTCACATTAGTTGTAAAGTCCGCCATTTATTTCTCCACCGGATCTTTGTAGCTGTCAATAAAGTCAACAGAGTCCATTAGTTGTTTACGCTTCTCTTCGTTAAGATTAGGCATAGCCTTAATCAATCCTTTCACTTCTGAAGAATCCTTCATGCTAGTCATCCGAACAACGCTCTGATACATACGAGCGTCTCCGTTCAAAACATCCTGCCGCATCAATTGGTTCACAATCTCTTTGGCTCTGTAGTCATCATTACCCCAATGTCTCCAAGCCTCAGTATACACGCGAGTGATGCCTGCTGACTCTGCTGGGGTGATGCCTTGACGAACCAGATGCTTCTTATAGTCCGCATACCACTTCTTAACATCATCTTCATACGCCTTAGAAGCCTTGTAAGACTTATCATTGACGTAGAAACGCTGAGTCTCGTCCATGGTAGGGAATCCAAACAACTGGGCTATAGCTTCAGCAGAAGACACTTGTGGGTCAGTGATGCCACCCATAGTGTTGATCTTCTGTTGATACTTCATAGCGTAGGCTGCTTTGAATGCGTTAGAGTAGCCAGACGATAACTTAGCAAACTCCGTAGCAACTTCAGAGAAGCTGGTTGGGTTTTGATAATCATCTGTCAGGTTAAAGTAACTAGCACCTACCTTAGCGAAATTAGTCAAGCGTGGATTGTTGCCAAAGAGCAACTGGCCACTTGGAGTGGAGCTGAGAATCGTACCAACGTCTGTAGAGAACAGGGAGTGGATAAATTCATAAGTGCCAAACATGTCAAGTGGGGCTAGACCACTAAAGTCAATGTTAACATCATCACCTGTAGAGAGGCTCAGGAGCTTGTTAAAGACGGCTCCCTCAAGACCCTGTACCACCGTATCCCTCATGTCCGGATCGTCTGGCAGAGCGTCTCCAAAGACGTTATACATAGCTGCCGGAGGCAAGGTGTACATAACGCTATTGAAAGCAGCAAGACGAATCTTCTGCTGGGCTGTCAGGTTACGGTTAGTGGTCATAGTCAACATGGCTTTGTGGGGAACCTGCATGAACTGGAACACCGTACTAAGGGCGTTCTGATTGTATGGCAAGTCACCAGCAGCGTTCATGTTATATGTGAAGTTACGAGACTCAGCAGCTACGTTCTGCAACACCTCTTGACTATGCATATCAGCGCCCTT